GTATCCCTGACTACGCCTCCCGGCCCGCGCCACTGTGGAAACAGTTTGCGAAGAACTGGCAGATCGAAAGCAATAACATTATGCCCAATCACAATGTCTGCCAGACGGATGGCACGAAGCGCCTCATTGATCTGATCGGGAGTAACAGCAATGACAGGCTGCTGTCCTTTGCGCTTCCATCCGATGCAGATAATACGATCCACTGTGTCTAGTAGACCATTGCATTCGATGTCGAAATAGATGGTATCCATTTGATCTCAGGTGTTGAAGTCACGGGCTTCTGTCTCTTGAATCCGGGAATGCAGTTTGGCATTCTCTGCTCGGGAACTACGCAGGGCTGATTCCATTGTCTCAACCCGGGCACGAAGTACGAGAGAGATGTTCTGTTCCTCCACAAGACGAGCACGAAGAACAGCGATATCAGCATCCACCCGCATCCTTTCAGATTCCATGGAATCAATCTTGTCTCGGAGCGATTCGATGTCGGACGCATCATACATGGGTTTCCTCCTGTTCGGTGATTGGCCAAAAGTATGGCGCTGTTGGGTCCTCAATATACCGGGCGTAGTGGATTGGATCTTTGCGCTTGAGGTTGGCGCGATGCGAAGCATGAACTCTGTGATCCCCCATCCACGGGGGGACTGGGGCATCGGGGATAAACTGGGGGATTGCCATGGTGTTCTTGTATCCACGGGCAACCCACTCAAGGATCATGGCACGAAGGTAGTTGCTGAGCGACTCTTCATAGCCGCGCCACATTTTGGTGGCTGGATGATTGACCCATCCCTTGGACTGGCCGCGAAGGGCACGCAAGATTTGGTATGCCTCGACCCGCTGTTTGCCAAGTCGGCGGTAATCAAGTGCGATGGCTGACAACTCAAACGAAGATTCGGGTAGGAAGGTTTGCATGGATGGCTCTCAGTGTTGGTGCGAAGTGGAGTGACCGTACCCCAAAGATATCAGAGCATCCCTGAGTTTGTCAAGTGCCTTGTTTTCGTAGTACTTGACTTGACTTTCGGGGATCCCAAGAATCTTCCCAACCTCAGGCAGGGATCGAATTGGTTGAAATGTCCTGAGTGGGTGCGAGTCATTTCGGGTCTCATCATTCCGTTCGAATGTGCCCATGATTCTGACGCTTTGTTGGTGCATGGTGGCTCTCAAAAGTCGGTGTCACTATCATCAAACGCTGAGACAGTTGGCACCGATGTCTCAATCAGCCTACCAGTTTCACGGTTGTATTGCAAGGCCGTCGCAAGACCAGTCTCACCAGAAAACCGATTCTTCAGAATTCGGACGCAGGTGATGTCCTTGTTCTTTGGATCCTGCTGGTTGCGCTCCAATCCGATCACCATGTCTGAGAGTTGGCCAATGGCCGCAGACCCTCGGAGTTGGGCAAGGCTAGTCTGAGCACCCTCTTCGTGGCCCTTGCCATCAGGACGCTTTAGGTGGCTCACAAGCACCATGCCGCATCCCAGTTCCTCAACCAAAGACCGCATCGCGGTCATCGTGTTGTCGATCAGTCTTCGCTCATCACCTTCACCCAAGCCTGAAACGACAATTGAAAGGTGGTCAAGGAAGATCCAATGGCAGCCCAAACCGCGGACCATGTAACGGATACGAGATAGAAGATTCTGTGAATCAAGCGAACCGAAATGATCATAAAGATAAACACGGCCGCTACCAACAGATTGACTGTACGCATCCTTAAGAATATCTTGGTCAATTTTCTTACCATTACCTGTAGCCATTTCGATATGAAGTGGGATGTTGCAGGCAATGCCCATCAAACCAAGAGCAGTGCGCCGCGTTGACTCTTCAAGAGCAATGTAACCAATGGTCTGATTTTGATTGATCAGCCAGTGGGCAATCTCTCTGCACACGCTGGATTTGCCAATACCAGATCCAGAGCAGATCGTTACGAGTTCACGCTGGCGAAGGCCAAGCGTAAGGTTATTCAATCCAGTCCAAGGATATGGAACGGATGTAACGATTGGGTTTGAGATGATCTCATCCCACATATCCGTACCGGCAATGATTCCGTCGGGCCGGAACAACTTAGCATTCCACACCGCGTCAATCGCCTCCTTGCCGCGGCCAGCCAACAGCATTTCGTTGGGATCCTTGAGTGGCAGCGTGGCAACCTTGGCCTTGCCGGGGCTGAGCAGCAGGGCGCATTCCTGAGCAGCAGCCCGACCCGGCTCATCGCTATCGAACATGATGACCACGGTCTCATAGGACTCAAGCCACTCAAGGTTTTCCTTGAAAGACTTGACGGCGTTGTGGGCTCCGTTTGGAATGCTGACCACGGGCCACTTGTTGCCCTGCAACTGGGAGATGGTTAGGCAGTCGATCTCGCCCTCGGTGACCACAACCATCTTGCCACCAGAACGCCACAGGTTGCGGCCGAACAGGCCCATCTTCTTGGCCTCACCAAGGATCATAAAGTCCTTGTTGGGAAACCGAAGTTTTTGGGCAACAGGCGATCCACCATCGTCACAGTAGGTAGCGACCTGCACGGTCTTGCCGTTGAAGGTGCCGATTCCATACTTGAACATGGAGCAGGTATCAAGATTGATGCCCCGCTTACCAAGTGACTGTGGCGTGAATTCAATCAGCGAAGATGGCATAACACTCCTTGTTGGGGTAGGTGAGTCGGAGGATCCGGTATCGTAATGCCGACAGCCGAAGCAGAAAGCGTGGCCGTCAGAGTATCGGGCTAGATTGTTTCTAGACCCACAGGCCGGACACGGTTCGTGTCGGAGAAAGGTCGAATCAGAATGATGATCTGAGGTGGACATTTGGGTGGTGCCCACGCCTTTGTAACGCGAAGATCAACAATCAGCGTATCGTCTTGCCACAAGATACCATTGCTGGCATCAAGGACGGACTTGGCTAGATTGTCAACATCGGGGCGGGGGTAGGAAAGTTTGCTGGTTCGTGGTTTGGTTGCGAAGCACGAAATAGAGACTTCAAGCGGAACAATGCTGGGCGAGATCTTACGGTCCTCTACCACCCCGCGAAGTATGTCTGTGAAGTTTTTGCCCCACTTGACATACTTCGCGGGATAGTACGCGCCCCACCTGCCTACCCGCGGTCGCGGGCACGGACACGGCTCAACTTCCAAGCACAATCGGAGCCACGGTTGTGTCTTGCTCGCTGGCCGATCAGAGGATGAGGAACCCGTCTTCGCCACAGGTCACTCAGAAATCGCCATTCTCGTCCTCACCATCCGTGGTGCTGGACTTGGTGGCGCTGTCCCCCTTCGGGGTAACGGTTCCGGTGAACGCGTATCCGTCCTCGTCGGCCTCAAAGCCGAACGAAGAGCCATCCTTGGATCCGCCATAGGTCTTGAGATCAATCACCTGCACCCCCCTCGGACGCAGGCTGATACCAAAACCGAGACTGGCGGTGTACCACGGATACACCTCGGCGTTCACACGAATGATGCTGCCGCCACCAACCGGATCGGAGTCTTCCGGCATGGGGGTCAACTTGGCATCAAAGAGTTGGGGTCGCTGCTCCCACGACTTGCCACTCTTCGTAGTAACCTTCGCCTTCAACTTGAAAGAGAAGTCAGTGAAGCCGGGAACTTCAACACGGCTTTCGGTGTCCTTGTCCCAATCCGTGGCCACCTTCCAAGGCTTGGCACCAGCCTTGAGATTCTTCTTGCCAAGACGCTTGGCCTCCTCGGCCAGTGCCTCGTCGTGAATGGTGGTCAACTTGGCGATCAGCGGCTTGGCCTCGGCATCCGGCAGACGCAGGGTGACCGAGTAAACGCCCTCCGGGTTGAACTTGCGGTCAGGCTCGTTCAACTTCGGGAAGATCGCAGTGCCCTTGGGTGTAGTGATCGTCGGAAACTTCTTGGTACTCATTGTGTTTCTCCTTGTTGGAAGATCAGGCGAAGAAGTAATCGGCCTCCATGAGGCTGGATACATCCAGTGTACCCATTGCAGGCGGATCTGTCAAGGTGAAGCCCTTGGGTAGGTAGGCCTGCATTTCAGATTGTAGCGACTTCAGGATTGGCTGGGAGAAGATCTCACAGGAAACTTGGCGGATTGCCGTGGAGATAAGCCCAGCGTCTGCGGCCGGAACGCCAAAAGAATCGTGGATGCAGGAAAACGAATCCACACCGTTAGCCTTGGCAAGGTTCACGGTTGACATCAGAATCGAAGCGTCGATGGAGTGGACCACATTCGGGCTGATGGCATTGATATTCCTAGACATCGACAGATCAGTACCATCTACCAAGATTCGGTGCTGGCGCAGGACAGATCCAACACTGGTCTTCACCACCACCCGACTCAGTTTCTTGTAGTCCTGCTGAACAAGGAAGCCACTGGGAGAACTCCAGCGGATCGGAACACCAGCCTCGACATGGACTCGGGCGCATTGCTTGAGCCAGTCCATGGCACCCACGGCTGCAACCACGATCTCATTGATGGCCTGCCACACCACATCTGTCAGGTAGGTAACGGCATCCCAAACTGTGTCCTTCTCAAACGGCCGGTTTCCGGTAGATCTGGCCTTATCAAGATACCAATCTCGGACATACTGCTTTGAGGAATACTTTGTAAGACCGTAAGGCAGGCACATGACCACGCGCTTGGTGGTCTTACGGTCGATTCCAAAGGCAAGCCACTGAGAATCCATGGCCGTTCCAGACGCAGCCATCTTTTCGATCACCCGATCTGCAACATCTTGGTAGATATCCCGAGGCGTTTCTGTGGGGGTACAGTTCGTGGCCGCGGCTCCGATGGGATCCCTGAGCAACAGGGAAAAGATCTGCAAGCCGTTATTCGATCCATCAAGGTGAACCGGAAGAGATGACTCGTAGTTTGGATCAGTGTTTACCTTGTACCACTCAATGCAAAACGCAAGGAAACCCCAAGGCTTGTCTGCCTTGGTCCACCAATTCTCAGACCACGGGTCACGGCCAATCTGCATGATCAATCCGTGGTTGTCTTGGATGAACTTGATGCGGTCCGCAAAACTTACCTTATCCATTCCAAACATGTTGGAGCCGTGGATGGCAAGCCATGACATGGCATTGGAATCAACCTTCTTTCCAACAGCAAAGGTAAGAAGAGATCGCTGCCAGTCTGCACCCTGATTGTTCAGGAAGATCGGCTTGGGATAGACACGGCCGCGGAAGTCGAGTTCCTGCGGATAATACATCGTTGCAGTACTGTACTTATCCGCAAGCCACAGGGTCTTACTGACAGCGATACGCTTTGATCGGGCGCATTCGTTATCAAAGTGAATCCTAGCGGCCGTCTTCCGCCACTGCCTTCGGGCCTCAGGATCAGTCTCAATATCCACTGGCTTGGCTGGAATAGGAAGACTGTCCCGCGCTGGCATATCACCGATCACCAGCCCCCGTTCCCAAGCCTGCTTGATCACTTCACATACAGGATTGTTTACCTTCCATGCAGTGGCTTGGATGTTGTTAACAGCCTGATACACGGTTGGCATGGAGACCTTATCCAAGGTCTGCAAGTAAGCCTTGGAGGTGGCCTTGACCAGTGGGCGGCGACCAAAGGCAACCCCAAGGTAGCCCCCGGCCCACACCGACTCCCAATCACACGGTTGCATGATCATGGGCATGTAGACCGGGGCCATCATTTCGGCAGCGGCATGGGACTTTTCAAGCCACACCATGAAATCATCGCTGGCACGGACAACAGTCATGTCCTTGCCAACCATGTTCGTTCGATTGACGATATCAATGATGCCCGTATTTTGACGCATCAGTTCGACACACACAAGACCAACCGCAACGCGATCCTTTGGGGACCACACAGGCAGGGTCATGCCGTGAAGTTTGGCAGACTTCTTGATGAACTTTCGGCGTGACTCCTCACCGGGCTGGCGGGACACCAGTTTCATCATTTTCGACCACCACCTAGGGTGGTTCTTACGCATCTGCCTGAAGCGATGCTCGTCTTCGATCAGTCGGCCGATCTGACTGGACAGCGAGTTGATCGTTCGGATGGATGCGATGCCGTCAATGACAGCACGGCAGGTAATCATACTGACGATACTGGTAGGCAGTTTCTTGATCAGCGGAAGAACGCGATGCTTGCGACCGGCAGCGCGACTAGCATCACGCATCCAGTTCTCAAGACCTTTGGTAAGTTCTTGAACGGACTTCTCAAGAACACGCTGGCCTGCCGTGGAGCATGACTCCAGTTTGGCTGCACGAACCTTCGAAACTCTTGAACGATAACGCGAGACGCCCATGCCAGACATCTCAGTTTCCAGATCGGATTGCTTCAAAGATATCTCCAGAGTTTCTAAGGGGAAGGTTTAGGATATGCTTAGG